CGATGGTGTTGCTAGATTTACAGCTGATAGACCTCTTTGCATCTGAATTGAAGAAGTAGCATCTCCTACTCCATCCCAATTAGACCAATAAACCCATCCGTTCTCCATATCATTTTGGGGAACACCATTAATCATCACAGCAACATTACGTTGGTTGAATCCACGAACATTGATACGAGCATCGCCCGCACCACCACCTTGTTGTGTAGCATATACCGATGGTGTGGTATTAAGAATCATTGGAATGTCTTGTGAGCCAAGTCTAATTTCCATCTCTTTCTTATCCACAGTAGTATAAGCAACAGGTGTTGTTTCATCGGCACGAGAAGCCAAAACTTCAAGTGCTGTGAGAGCAACAACATCAGTTTCTAAATCGAAACTAACACTCCCAACTATATCTCCAACCTTTACATTTTTGGTTTGAGATACATAACCGATGTATGAAGCAGTAATATTGAAGTCACCAGCGCCCGTTTCAATAACGAACTTACCCTCAGCGTCTGTTACGCCACCAAGTTCAGTACCTTCAATTACTACATTTGCTCCAACAAGTGGTTCTTCGCCAGTTCCAACAAAACCAGTAACGGCTTGTCCGAAAACAATACCAACTGACATCATTAGAGTGACGATAAGATTACGATATTTCATAATCTGTCTCCTTGTGTTTGTTTGTGAATAGACACATTTTTCTACAGGTGTGTCGTCTGCCTGTCCGCATAGTTTTAATTTGCATAGTCTTGATCGTCATTATCACCAGTAGTTGGTATGATTTCACAACTGTCGTTGTTACAGAACTTATCTACTTCTGCCTCTTCATTCTTTATCACACCAAATGATAGTTTACCAAGCTTCTTTGTCTGCTTATTGTATTCTTTTTCATCAATAGCTTCATATGGCATTTGTTGATATGCACCATAATCGTGTCTTGGAAGTAAACTAATACCCTTTAGGTGATACTGATAATAATTCAAACACGGAGCAATTTGTTCTGCTTCCGTTTCAGGATTGAATGTAACCGTACAACTTACTTGATTGTCTGCCCAATGTCGTTGAAGAAAAGCGGCCAAACCGAATTGTTCCCAAATCGAAAGTTCAGCCGCTGTTCTAATCCCCTCACCGACATCTACAGGAATTTCTACAACACTTGTCGTATCCTCTGAACCAAATGCTGGTTCTATTTTATAACCTGCTTTTTTCAAAGGTTCTAATAATTCTGAATGTTTAGATAGTCTAATTCTTCTAATATAAAATCTACTTTCGGGATAATGTAAACCTGGAGTGCTACCAGCCAATAGTGAAACTGTACCACTTGGTTTAACCGAAGTAGTTTTAATGGAATTTGGTACAGCAAACCAATCCGAATAGACATCATCCCATTTTTGAATAACATCATATCCATCATTTAACCACTCCTTTAACTCATTGATTCCTCTATGAGTAATAAACTGAGCGACACCACTTACAGAACAACCAATTCTTCTATTTCTTAACATAACTCTATTGGTATCACTCCAATGAGTTCTCCCTAATGTAACTGTTTTTGCATATAGATAAGCATACTTCAGAGTTTTAGCGTAATCTTCAAATGAATCGTGATTATCAGGAAATGTTTCCACTAAACAACACAACTCATATGATTCTAAGGTTTGTTCCAAACAAGGATTACCACCCATAGCTCTGTGGTCTTTATCATCCCCACCATTTTTCATACGAGAATACTTTCTCATATTTTCTAACCACGCAAATCCAGGCTCACCATTATCCACAATTCGTTTTGCAGCTTCTGTATAATCCATACCCAATTCTGCGAATATACTATTATTACTTGTCCATCCATATGTCTCTCTGTGTGGGTTAACTTTATAATTCTTTAAATCTAAATACTCTTCTGAATCTGGTTCTCCAAATACAATCTCAGCAGTTCTTCTAACATTACCTGCCACAACACATTTACCGATTAGATTCATTATGTCTACGATTGTAGTTATTGTAATTGGTTCTCCACTATTCTTTTCTAATACCTTTTCGATATCCTTATGTACTTCTTTCAAAGGTTCAGCACCACTACTAACTCCACCGAATCCACTTATTGGTTCACCAGCTGGCCTTATCTTTGAGTAGTCAAATTTCATTGGTGCTTGTCCGTGAAAATAACTTTCTAACAATAGTTTCAAAGACTCTACCCAACCTTCACGAGTATCAGGTATTTCATATAATTGTTCATCTCTATTTTTCTGAACTCCTTTGACTACTATCTCTCCAGCTCCTTTTGTATCAAACCCTACACCGACACCCAACATACTAGCATCCATAAGGAAACAGAAAGGTTTAGCGTAATCTTCTTTTAGGGTTTTTGTTGATACGAAAGCACAATTGTTTAGGGCGGCGTATAATCCTTTTTCCTCTGTGATGGGAGTTCCCATAGCCCACAGACCACGACCAGGCGGTAAAAACTTCATCGTAAAAATACGCTCATACATATCTTGAGCGCTCTTCTGAGCCTGCCATGCGTTCCACCCTAATTGATGTGATTCAATCCAATTCTTTTGCATGTTGTAAGTTCCCTCTACAACTCTTTGCACTGTCTCCCACCATCTTTCGTTTTTACCATCCTCTTTAATTCTTGAATAAGTTCTCATATAAACTAACTCACCTAAACCATTGAAACCAAATGGCGGTTTTTTTCTTTTAAACTTATTTATAAAATTCTCTGACAATTCAAATCTATCCATCGTAACTCCTATTCTTTTTTGTACACAATATTAAATATAATATATACTCGTTCTTGTTACTCAAAACCTTCAGTTTTTGGCTTTAAGTCTTTATATTTTTGAGAAAGTGTTTTTCTTAAATACTCCTCAGAATTATCCATCTTACCTTGCGCCTCTTTCCCACCTTGCGTTGAAGCCTCATAAACTTGTATGTGACCTGTGTTGGTATTTATCTCTGCTGGAAACGTAATACCATCGACACCAAATCTATTTTTGATTACGTGAACTCTGCCTGTGTTAGCTATCTTATCTTCTACCTTACGACTTACAGACATAACGAAGTCGGCAGTCATTACCTTACTATAATCTTCAGCAACTTTACTAGCATCAATCACTTCCTCTTCTAACGAACTACGATTAGCCTGTGATGCAGTCCATATCGGAACATCAAACTCACCAGCCATACCACGAAGATTTTCGTAAGTCTCACCAGTTGCGTGTCTCTTCTCTTTATAGAATGTGGTTGGTTTCAGAATATCAGCGTAATCAACTATCACAGCATCAGGCTTAATTTCTTGTATCTCCATTTGTTTAAGATGAGAGGCTAATGTATTTACTGTAGCAGAACGAGTAGGATAATATTTAATAATTAATTTACCCTTTAATCCATCAATAACTTTTTGTACATCATCTTGATAAAACTTAATATTAGCAGTTGGTGTTCCACTAAATACTGTATCATATCTAAGTCCAACATAAGACTCATTTAACTCTAATGTATAATGAACTACAGTTTTACCCTGCTTTACTAAGTGAGCACCCAAAGATTGTAAACACCAAGTTTTACCAATACCAGCGGGCGCAACTAACACACCTAATTCTCCACCACCTAAACCACCATCCATAACATTAGTTACAGAATCCCAAGGTGTAGGTAAGGTTGTTCTAACTGAATTTGTAAGTCTATCTTCTAAAGATATAATGTAATCGTGACCTAAGTCTCTTTCACTACCAGCTTTCATAGCAGCATCAATTATCACTTTTATCTCATCATACTTTTTCTGTTCTAATAAATTAACCGATTCCATAATCGATTCTTTAATAACCTGATTTTTACAGAAACCTAAAGTCTCCTGCTTTACGAAATCTAAATCAGAAGCTTCTATGTTTCTCCAAGCATCTTTTAGATTTTCTATTACAGATACTTTTAATATCTCATCTTCCATCTGAGTTATTTTTATTTTCAGAACTTCTAATGTAGGAGCTTTTCTAAACTCCATAAAATATTTACTTATTTCTTTAGTTAACCATTTATTGGCATCTGAATCAAAATACTCTGGTTCTAATATATCACTAATTGTTTGTATAAATTTGTTATCTGACAGTAAGGATGATATTACCTTTGCCTGAAATGTCGGACCGAATTGATTAAAATTCTCACTCGCCATATAATTCTTTCCTTTGTTTTTCCTTTAGTTCCATTTGTTTTTTCCTACGATAACGTTCTCTAGCCTTCTTCTGTAAAGCAGTTCTATTTCTATAATAATATTCCATAGACCACTTTTTCTGAGCTTCCCTTTTTTCTTTATCAGAATTATATTTACGCTTTCTTCCCATAAGTCTTCTCAGCCATTTGATTTAATTTGGCAAAACATTGAACCAACCAACTATCCATATTCGGCAACGTGGCGAATAATCTATCCTCTATGAATCTTTTCTGAAATTGTATTTTGTTCAACCTATTAATTGGTTCTCTAACTTTGTCTAAGATTTTAGTTTTAGCAGAAGCGCTGATGTCTACTTCATCTAACTGCATCAACATATAATTTCTTTTCAATAACTCTTCACTTTCATTAAGCTTTTCATCTTCTTTAATAATGTCATCTATATTAAGTATATTGTCTTCGAGCAAAAGTGGTAATTTTTTTTGAATAGTTTTCAATCCCCAACCACGAACTCCATCTATGTTATCAGACTTATCTCCATCGATTGCTCTGTAGACAGCGAAGTTATGAGATGGAATGCCATAATCCTCTAATACTTTTGGAGGATCATACATCTTCTTTTTCGTTGGTGACCAAACTGATACTCTGTGATTTACCAACTGAAGAAAGTCTTTATCTGTAGACATCAGAACTATCTTAGAAGTTTTGAGTATCTGTTTAGTAATATAAGCCATCGTATCATCAGCTTCTATATTCTCAATAGTAATTGTGGTTATAGGTAGATAATCTAAATAGTCAATTACTCTCGTTAACTGCATAACCATAGATTGATGTTCATCTTCTTTTGTGTTGAAGTCGTAAGAACGATTGAGTCTTTCTGACATATTTCTACCAGCCTTATACTCAGGAAATAATTTCTTACGGCGGTTAGACCCACCTTTACCATCAAATACTATGACAGTTCGGGTAGGTCTAATTGTTCTTATAGCGTATCCGATTGACCTAAGAAAACCAACTATTCCCCCAACATGAGCTCCGTCATCATTGAGAGTTGGTATAGCGCTGAAACATCTTATGAATGTATTCAGGCCATCTATAATCAATACTTTATCGTTAGGTTCTTCCGAATCTAACTCACCACCTTTTTTCTTTATCTCTTCGAGTATTGATAAGTATTTTGCATTACTCACCTAAAACCTCATCTGTGATTTCAACATCATCAATACCTACTTCAGATTTATTATATTTGAGAATTATCTTATCACATATCAATTGATAGCAATAAGATTTGAACTCTTCATCCTCTAACTTTTCAGACCAATCTTTGGATTGAAACTTAATCTCTTCACCATTATGGTCTTTCATAGTATACCAAGCACCACCAACTTTGGCAATATTGTGCTCTTTGAGAACTTGTAGCCAACTACCCTCATCATCTATACCACTTTCAAAGTAGAGTGGAAACTCAGCCTTTCTAAGTGGAGGACCCAAACGATTCTTAATTACTTGTGCCAGAATAGTCATACCAATAACATTCTTTTTAGAATCTTTTATCTGTCCTTTGTTCTTTAGACGAATACGAGTTGATGCGTGAAACGGAAGAGCTTTACCGCCTGATGTAGTCCACGGGTCTCCGAACATTACACCGAGCTTTTGTCTAAGTTGATTTGTAAAAACTAATCCGATTCTCTGTCTTCCAATCATCTGAGTAATCTTTCTCATAGCTTTACTAATCACAATAGCCTTTGAAGTAGCCCAACCATCTTTGTCATAGTCTGCGTTTAACTCAACTTTAGTTGTAGCAGCAGCCAATGAATCTACTAATATAGTGACTAACCTATCTTTATCTGATTCACGAACTTTAGTTACAATCTCTTCGATAGCTTCAAATATATCTTCTACTGTCTCTAAGTGTAAGTATAACATCTTATTTATATCTACACCTATAACACCTAAGAAGTCCTCACTAACAGCTGTCTCCGTATCTATGTAAACAGCGACACCACCTTTTTTCTGAGTCTCTGCGAGCAGATGAGCACCGATTAGAGATTTACCACTACTTTCCAAACCATTGAGTTCTGTGATTCTACCAACTGCAATACCACCATTAGGGCGATTAGAAATAGCCAAATCCAACATAGTTGAACCTGTAGAAACAAATTCCTTAACATCTGTAGGTGTACTATCTGTACCATCTAAGAAGTAAGCAACTTTATAATCTTTGAATTTCTTATTTAGAGAGTCGGCTAGAACCCCAGCTAAATCATCTTTAACTGACATATGTTTCTCCTAATTAAAAGTGGGGGCAAAAGCCCCCACCAACTTTATTTACTTATTGAACAACTCGTCAAATGCTGCGCTTGTATCCTCAACTTTAGCTGACTCAGCGATTGTAGCTGATACAGGTTCAGTTTTCTCTTCTTCATCTGATTCAGATGGATTCAACCACTCATTAAGAACACCAGTTAGTTCATCATAAGATAACTCATTGTAAAGTTCTGTGATATCTTTCTGATTATCTAACATAGCTTCGAGTTGTGCCTTATCCTCTGTGATTGGAGTCTGATTAGGCTTTACACGAATCGAAGTAGACGGAAATGATTTGCCTGTCTCTTCTGCTGTTTTGAACTCTACAGATACATCACGACCATTTACAGGATCGGTAATGTCTCCATAGTCTGGATCTGCAATTACAGAAAGTAATTCCTGATAAACAGTCTTACCAAAACCCCAAAAGCGAACACCTTGCGTTTCCTCACCTCTAACAATGATAGGAGCAAAAGTTCTCATCTTTGACTCTAACTTACGAGCCATCTGATACTCTTCTCTGTTACCACTTGTTTTAAGCTTTTGAGCAAACTCTTCAATTGGGTCTGGACGACCAAATGTGATTGGTGATAAATAGGTTTTGTTATTCAAACCAAAGTGAAAGAACAACTCAATAAAAGGATTATCCTTATTGTGTTTGTAAGGTAATACTCTTATGATTTGTTTTCCTGGTTGAGGTTTCCATAGGTTTGAAGTCCTATTGTTTGTTGTTTGAAGCTGATTAAGACGCTTACGAATAGAATTAATATCCATTTTTTATTCTCCTTATTAGTTAATTTGCATTTGTTAGTTACCTTCGTAACCATTTGATAATAAGTATCTGACACTTCTGCCAAATACAATTTTATTTTATTTTTTTGTATCAATAATTTTGTATATTTTCGTAGGTATTTTATTCAAACCATTTTCATTTGTTAGTAATAAACTATTCTGATAACTATCCCACGGTATTGGAAATCTTTTATCTAATACTCCATTATTCAAACTTCTTATAACTTCATTTAGAGCATTAATTGTATACAATGTATTACTCTGTTTTTTTCTATGTAGTGAAATAGTATTTGGAATATCTTCGGGATGGTTTTCCTCATCGTGCTCTACATTGTAGGTACAAATTAGTTGATTTCTTTCTTTTAAATTTTGAAACACATATATCTTATCATATAATATATCATTACATAGTTCTATCAATTCTAAAATATCATCAAGTCTATCAACTTGAGTGAAAGTGCAAAGTAGTTGTGTTCTCATTATAAGTTGTAATTCGTTGGTCTGTTATCTTTGTCTGCGTTTACTAATCTTCCAGCTCCAGGATTTCTACTTCTACCATCGTCTGAAAAACTCACATCGTATGTTGGTATGGCATAAGCTAAAGTTTCTATACCATCTGAACTATTTATTTGTATTCTTTTCTCCTTTACTAACTTAGCACCACCCTTATCTCTTCTCTGTGACAATACACTATCGTTACCAAAGTCTTGTACTTCTACTGCACTATTATAAGCCATATGTGTTAAGTATGTATTTACATAGTAACTCTGTAACCTTTGTCTTACTAATTCTTTTTGCTTTTCTTCTTCTTTAATAAACTCAACATATTTTGGATTGCTATCTTTTTTGGGTGTGGGTGCAGCAGTTGCTCTTCTTTTCATTATTGTATCCAAAGCTACTTCTACTTTTGATTTAGGATCCTTACTAACAGCAGCATCTAATACTTCATTAACCATATCACGACTCACTCCCATTTTGATAGCTGCTTCCGCTTGTTCTTTTCTGTAGTCTTTATGGTTTACATCTTTTTCATATATATCACTATTTGAGTTAGACATTTTCAAAATAGTTTTCTTTTTCTCTCCACCATCATCATCTAAGAAAACTGCTTTCTGAATCTTTGCAGTTAATGCACTAGCACCACCTTTACCTTTTTTCACACTAAGTCCATCTAATGTTACAAACTTAGACTTAGAAGTTCCCTTACTTATCTGAAGAACATCTACAGTTTCTAATGTGGAACTCTCTGGCAAAAGAACACATTTACCATTCTCTGTTCCCTCACCATTATTGTGCATCGCTCTAATAGCTGTGTAAACTTCAGCAAAATTAGCCCAACCTTCTTTTAACTTATCATCATTAGCAAAATCAGACATCGTTTCTTCAAAAGCACCAAACCATTCTTTTGGAGTATCGAAACCAGCAGTTCCACCATTAGGATTAGCAGCTGCGATTGCTCTCAACTTATTCAAAACTCTTACAGTATCATCAGGTAATTCTGCTGCTGGTACTCCATCAGCAATAGGTTTTTCACTCAACATATCAAATCTATCTAACATATTAACTAAAGAAGATTGTATAACTATCTCTCTGTTTTTTGAATTATCAGGATATACTCCCTCATCCATATCGATAAAGTCCATATCACCTAAAGCTACTTTCTCTGCTAAGTCTGTCATCTCTCTATTATTTTGTGCAGCTTTTTTGTATTCATCAGTACCCTTTTCAAAATTACTTAAATCTTGCCTTTCGATAGTCAACTCTCCTATGGATACTGAATTAGCAGTTCTACCCCACTCTTTTAATTTTGCTTCAGACTTTTTCAATGAGTTGAAAGCGTCACTACCTTTCTTTGGCTTTGTCTTACCACGAAAAGATAGTACTTCTTTTTCAGCTTTTTTTATTTCATCACTTTTTTCAATATCTAATTTTGGTTTTTGTTCTATGACTTTTGGCTTTCCATCTTTACTATAAATTTGATTTGGAGCAGTTTTCTTTCCACCAAAAGTAGAAACTCTTTCTGTAGTCAATCCTGCTTTCTGTAATTTTTGATGAACTAATTTTGAAGCACCACTTTGCCCCATCTCTACTTTCTCAGCTTTTTTGTTCTTACCAGTAGTTCTTCTAAAATCACCTTCAAATCTAGCAACATAAATTTTGTATTTTGGTTTCGATGTCTCAGTTTCTTCTGTTGGTTCAACAACCCTAACCCACTTTGATAAGAACTTAGAATCTTCATCTGATAACTTTTTATTATTTAGTGAATTAGCTATTAATGTTTTTATTTTGTTTTTATTTTCAGGTGTAGTTTGAGCTATAGAGTCAATATTGTTAGCTACCTTATCATAAGTTGTTTTAGAAACTTTCTTTGTCTTTTCATCTTCTTCTGGCTTTTCTTCATCATCTTTGCCATCATCCTTCGCCGGTTCACCAGTTTCAGGATTACCCATATAATATTTACCACCTTTAGGACCTGTCATAACTTTAGCACCATCGGGAGCTTTTCCACCAGGCCAATTTGATTGGTAAACTTTATCAGCTTCCATCAATGTGTTCAATAACTCAGCTCTAGCTTCTCTAGTCCAACCAAAGTCTTTTAATACTCCTTCTAATGTTAATAACTTAGCATTACTCTTTACATCAGGCTTACCATCTGATGTTCTATAAGCCCACTCTACTAATATTTTATCTAAGTCTGTAATCATTCAAACTTCTCCGTAATATCTTTCATTTGATGGTAATTAGAACCTCTAGCAACTCTAACAGGATATTTACCTTTTTGCTCTATGGTTCTTTTTACCATCTTTATAAATTTCAGCCCATCACTAATATGAAAGTCAAAAAGAAAAGAGTCATAACTGTACAGAACTAATTTAGTTTTATAACCATCTATTTTAGGTAAGAGTTCTGTAAGCATCCTCATATTATTCTCTGTTTCCATTAACTGAATAAGATAGTTAAATACCTTATTTTTATTCATATCGGACAGATTTTCCCTATATATTCTCTTACTATAAATATCAGATTCTATGAAATTATTGGATTTATACTGTTTCCAAACGTTATCTATATATATTTGTACTTTAGCAAAGAATGGATTGGTTTTTATAACTTCATCTGGTATGTGTCCATATAAATACTGAAAAGATAGTCCTTTAGCTTCATTGTAATCAACTCCATACAATTTAGCCATATGTTTGTGTACCGAACCTTTAGGAAACCTATAATCTACCACATCTCCAATAAGACGAAGATGATAAGCATCATAATCCATCTCTATTAGAACGCCATCTTTACCATATCTACTTACAAACTTTTCTCTACTACCATCTTTTTTGTTAAGAGCAGCAAAGTTCAAACCACCAAATCTATTTGATGGGCGACCTGTAGCAGTATAAGGATTGTATTCTGAGTAAACCATCCCATCTGTAGTTTGTAAACCATTACTTTCTATTCTTTGTAAGTTATGTAATACTTCGTTATATATTTTATAGACACCTTCCATTGGTTTGGTGCCAGACAAAGCAGCTAGTTTAACTTTCTTATCCACTAACTCTCTACAAAATTCAATGTGCTTCATAATAGGTATAGCACAATTTATATTAGGTGTTTTATAATGAGTACGATAGAAATATTCGTGAGCAGTAGTAGTCACATCTTCGATTGTCAAAGGTTTATTTTTGGATAAATAAAACTGCATACTAACATCAGAAATATTACTCCATTCAACAAAGTGTAAAAGTTTCTTTTTGTCGTGAGTGAATACATCTTTAGATGTCTTAATTTTGTCTAAGTATTCAGTATCTAAATTTATAGCATCACAATGTCGAAATGGTAATACATACTCATTTAAATCACCATCTAATAGTTTGAAATATAGTAGACATAGTTCTGTTGCTATAGGATGTACTTTTGGGTCACATTGTATTGGTATCACAACGGAATCATATTGCTCAAAGTCCTTTAAGAACTTTTTAAATTCTTTTTTTGACTCAACTATATTCATAATTAACTAAAGAAAAATGTTTGAAATAATCTACCATCATATTGGTTTTTTCCAAAACCAGGCAATTCACTTCTATGATAATAAGCTCCCTTATATAAAATTAACCTATTAAATACGTTACCGATATTAACAACTTTTTCCCACTTTGTCAAGTCTTTTAAAAAATTAGTTTGATTAAAATCTGTTGGTGAGTTGTTTACTCCATCCCACATTAATGTCTTTGTTTCTTTGTGTCTATATATTGATGTTCCTGATTCTATTGGAGCATCAGGTGTTAAATATATAACACCAGCCCAATCTGTATCATCGTGATGTATCCAAGTATCATCTTTTTCAGTAGTGTATTGAAAAGCTGTATTATATCCACCCTCAAAAAAAGTTATATTTGTATTTAATATTTTCTCAAAAAAACCCTTTAGGTATTCTCTGTGTTCTTTATCTCTGGCATCTGTTCTAAGTCCAGGATAGTTTCCACGAACTTTGAACTCAGATGCTAATGCTAAACTTCTAACTTCATAAGGATCGTTGTAAAAGTCCTCTATTATATAAAGTCCATCTACCAACCGTGTGCCTCAATCCACAACTCTGTTGTTTTTGGAAAAACTTCTTTCATTTGATTTAGTAACACTTTAGCATAATCTTGTATCTCTATTTGTGCAGTTTTTTCGTTTCTTAACTCAATGAAGTTCATTATTGCCTGAAATGATGCTGTCCAATACACCTCTGTGTATAATGTGAGCGGTAATATACAACGTGCCTGTTCTTTAGCCATACCTCTCTCTAACATCTCATTGTAAGTGGTAACAATAATATCGTGAGTATTTTTCCATAATGATTTCGTACTACTTTGTAACTCAATCAATCCCTCACTTGCTTGTTTATTGTCTTCTGATTGTCTACGAAACTCTGTTGGTTCATAGAACTCATTATACTCTACATACCTACCGCTAATCTCGTTCCAAGCGTGATCTTTTGTAGAACTACTTGATGAAGTTTCAATACCAACTACGTGTTTGTACCATTGTCTCATTACAAACTCAGGTGCTTTGATATGAAACTGAACCTGTAAATGTCTGAATGGTGAATAGTGTTTATACTTTGCCAGATAACGAACTAATCTTTCATCTGACTTATCGAACTTTGTTTTTCTTTTTCCGAATGATACTCTAGCTGAATTGACAACAGTCAAATCGTTTCCCAACGAATCGACAACCTCAATAAAGCCTTTGTCTAAGACTTGACTTTTCATATTTAAAACCTTAATTTATTTATAAGTATAACACAAAAATCTCAAATACAAATTAATATCCGCCGTAACCACCAGCTCCACCTGTCGTTACCCCTGGTGGAGGACCTGTCATAGCACCAGCTCCTTGAGACTGATTTGATGTTGTCTGTGTTTGAGTTTGTGTTTGTGTTTGTGTTTGATTCTCTGTTTGAGACGATCCTTCTTCAACAATCATTCCACTCAATCTTCTTTCTGCATCCTCTTTTGGTGAAAGATTCAAAACCTTTCTAAAAAATTGAAGTGGATTAGATAAATATTTTTTCATATTAGGCCATTCTTCAGCTAACAATTCTACTCTTCTATTATTAGCGGCCTGAACAGATTCAATCGTACCAGTTAAATACCAAGTAGTTGATAAGTAAATATAGTAAGGAGATGTATTCAAATTTTCATTTAGTATCTCAAAGGGTATAGCCTTTTCATCATTTGCTTGTTTAGCAAAACTTCTTATGTAAAATCCTGCATCATAATCTTCTTCAGTAGGAGTATTTTTACCTGATGTTAAGTAAATTGGTTCTTGTTGATTCAATGTATTGTAATATTCTACAACATTTTTAGTTTTGTCTACTGGATAGATTAGTTGACTAAATGCACTATGTCCTCCAAAATGAGATGTCATATAGTAGACACTTAAATCTTTTGTATAGTGTATATGATACGCAGTATTTTTTCTAATGTACAAACCTTTTTTATCTTTGAACTCATTTTTCTTAGTAAATAATTGTCCTTTTACTACTCTCTCAGTTCTATTGTTTATATCAATAATTAATGGATTTTCTAAATCAATACCACTTCTACGAGCTTCGTTTATTAGTCTCATTTTATATTCAATACTATCTGTGCTCAATAGATTTTCAGCTGGGTCTGATTGTACTGATTGTTCTGGTGCTAATCCCATCTCTACTTTCTCCTTTTATATTTAGGTGTGAAATCATACTGAGCTAAAAATTTAGAACTAAACCATTTACCACTATTAAGTAGAGAACTTACATTAGCATCAATTATAGCTTGATTCTGAACTCCTGTTGAATTTGGTGGTTCTATATTATCATCCCAAAAATTCTGTCTTATATACTTCGGAACAGGAGCTTCTTTACTATACTCACCCTTTGAAGCTCCATATATGAATTCTTGTTTGTAATCACCTGCAGTTTGTTGTGCAGAAGTACTAGCCAATTTAGTTCTCCAATTAGGTATAACCTGATAAATCAAACCATTCTCAGTACCACCTGGTCTGTAAGTAGTATATCTCGGTGTTGGATTGGCTTTTTTCTTTGGAGCTTTTTGTTTTTGCTCTCTCTTAACCTTTTGTACAGGTGTTTCGACAATCTTTGGTTTTGGTTTTGGTGGTACAATCTTTTTAGGTGGCGGCGGTGGTGGTGGAACTTCAACATAAGCTACTTCTGGATTCTCTATTTCTTTTGTCGTTACTTCTTCTACAGCAACTTGAGGTTTCTTAACTGTTCCAATTGTTGCTGGTAATACTATTCTTGGTTGACCAGGAGATTTGACAACTCTTATTATTTCCATTTGTTCTTCTGGTTCAGAAACTTCTTGTTCAGGTGCTGGTGGCGTTGGTGGAGTTTCGGGTAGAGCATCTGCTTTCTTAATACTTTCATCTTTTTTAGTTGTCTCCTCTTCAGGTGGTATACCATTATTAATTACTTGTGGTTCTATAAAAGGTTCAGGAGTTGTATTCTCAGCCGTTGGAAGTTTTTCGGGCTCTGGTTTAGGTTCTATGTAATCTTCAGGATTAGCTTTAGGTTTAAATGTTTCCAATGGTGGTAATGTAAATGTGTTATTCAATCCAAATCCACTAAAAGCCGAATCTGGTCCTAATACACCTGGCTCTTCAGGAGGAGCTGCGGGTGGAATATCAGTCTTAGTTATTTTTTCAACAGGATTAGCTTTTATCTTCTCTAACTCTAAACCCTCTTCGTTTGGTATGTTGTTCATTCTCATTTTAGTATTAAGTGTTGTAGTCCAACCAGCAGTATCGAACTTTTGACTCACATTGAACACCTGAAAGTAAACCAAAGGACCCAGCTTTGCATCATCTTTGACTATATTAGTATTATACTTAGGTTGTATGTATGTTGTATGAACGATGTCACCTGGTACAATGCCACCAATACCATCAATATCTAAACCAAGTTCAGCTGGAATCAAAACATCAGCTGAAAACTTACCTGGTCCTGATGATGAATTTAGATATGTTCTTAAAGCGTATTTAGAATCATCAATTAATTTAGCTCCCTTCTTTTTCTCATCATAAAGATAATACTTTTTAGGAGTTTGTCCTTCTTCATATTCTATTTCTTGAAACTGACCTGAACCAGCTGTAGTTTCTTGCACCCAAATCATTGTTTCTGATTTAGAG